GTTACGCGCTCATCGCCAACAAGGTTTTTGGCGTTACACTGACACCAGAAGTTCTCTGGAACTTGGCCCCCTGGAGCTGGGCCCTCGATTGGTTCACCAACACGGGAGATGTTATTTCAAATCTCACCGATTGGGGGACCGAGGGCCTGATTATGCGGTATGGTTATATGATGGAACATTCCATCGTTAAGGATAGCTATGCCCTGACGAAGTCCGGCCATCGCGGCCTGGGTGCTTCGTCGGTCGCCTCTTTGGTCTTCGTTACAGAAACGAAGATTAGAAGGCGAGCGAATCCCTTTGGTTTTGGCCTTACCTGGGACGGCTTGTCGCCGCGCCAGTTGGCCATCGCTGCAGCTTTGGGACTTTCCCGGAGCTGAAGACAGATGTTGCACCTGTCGTCAAACACCCAGTCAGTCCTGCTGGCTGCGTTGAAAGGAGTTCGCTTGTATGAGCCTACCTGATCCTCTGTCCATCACCGTTTCGGGCGCTACCACCTCGTTGCCTCGGACATCGTCCGGGGACAATAAGGCGGAGTACCGTTCGGCGGATGGGCTGATGAAGTTCACGGCGTCACACTCCTACGGGAGGCGTGCGCGCCGCGTGCTCCGGCTTGACCATTCGAAGGTAGGGGCTTCGCTGTTGGTGCCCAGCCAGAATGAGGTGTTCTCCACGAGTGTTTATCTCGTGATGGACCACCCCACGTTTGGCTACACCGCTGCGGAGCTCCTGGGTATCGAGGAGGGCTTCGACGCCCTTCTCGATGCGAATACCAACCAGCTCGTCACCAAGATGCTCGGTGGCGAGTCCTGATGCACTTGCATATCCGTGGGCCGGCAGCGATGCCGGTTTTCGCGGGTTACAAGTGCTATATCAGGGTCTATGGATGGAAGAACTACATCCACCCCAAGACGGCTGGGAGGGCAAACCCCGTAGTCCACGCACCTGCGCGTTCACTGTCATAGTGAGCACAACGCCTGTGTGGGTTACGATCCTTGCCCTGGTCAGTTTCGTCTCGGATCGAGGAATCATTATCGATCCGAGCACTCGGTTGAAAGAGTGCCCCCAAACTCAGGGGACGGAACCAGGAACCGCTCAACAAGCCAGGAAGAATCCACCTCTATTAGGAGGAAGTTCTGAAAAGCCTGTTGAAACTCTGGAAGGAGCTGGCCGTTGAATTAGCCAGCCTATGTTGCACTAGCGCCAACCGTGACATCAAAACCGTCACGGCGCGGTGCGAACATGAGGGTGTGTCGTTTCTGACGATCACCCTTCCGGCCTACGGAAAAGACTTCGAGAGAAGTCTGGACCGAGGACGGGTAGAGCGCGACCTGTTCGCCGGCTTCGGCTGGCAGGCAGGGCTCCCCGCATTACTGGGGGGTTTCCTCGCTCGCGTGTTCGACCGCAACACTGGTGTTCTGGTCGACGACCCTTGTATAGAGTCCGTTCGAGCCATTCGTCAGCTTACGCTGATGTTCGGCAAGATCGAGCTCGATTGTGCTCCGCACAGGGTGCGTAAGGCACTCCGAGAGTACGTCGATTGTGAAAAGGAAGTTGTAACTGCTAACTCCCTTCTTCTGGGATCGCCCGAGCAATTGGACGATTTCAGGAGGATGAGTAAGTTACTGTTTGGAAGGGTGCTCGATAACGTTGAGAGTAATCTCATGCGTGGGGAGTATCTGCCCAAGCACGGGCCAGGAGCTACGGCCGATCGACTGGTTGGTAACCAGAAGTACGGTCTGAATGCCTGGCCTCGCCGTTTGGAGCCGTATTTTCCTTTCTTGGAGAATGTGGTTCCGAGCTGGTCCTTGATGAACTTGAGGAATCAGCTCGACGGTGTGGACTTCCTTGAACCCGGGCGGGAACTACCTGTGAAGGTGGTTACCGTTCCTAAGACGCTGAAGACACCACGAATCATCGCGATCGAACCAACTGCGATGCAATACTCGCAGCAGGCGATTATGCGACTCATCGTGGACGCTATCGGGCATGATCGTATCGCCCGACGCGTTGTAGGATTCGATGATCAGGCGCCTAACCAGCGTCTGGCCAAAGAGGGCTCCTCTACGGGGGAGCTGGCAACGCTCGACTTGAGCGAAGCATCCGACCGTGTCTCCATCACGCATGTAAAGGCTCTGCTCCATCGCCACCCGTACTTGTACGGTGCGGTGATGGCGTGCAGATCCTCGAAGGCGTGGGTACCTGAGTTGAAACTAACGTTTCCTCTCAAGAAGTTCGCGTCTATGGGTTCGGCTCTCACGTTTCCAATCGAGGCAATGGTCTTTACGACCGTCGCCTTCCTGGGAATTGAGCGAGAGCTCAGAAGCCAGCTCGACGACTCTCACTACATGTGGGAGTCGGAGATGCATCCCAAACAGCTGTTAGGCTTACGGGATGTGGTGCGTATCTATGGGGACGATATCATTGTCCCCACGGATTATGTGCATTCAGTCGTTCTTGCACTCGAGACCTTCGGGTTCCGGGTTAACAAGTCCAAGTCTTTCTGGACTGGAAAGTTCCGGGAGTCTTGCGGGAAGGAGTACTACGCGGGTGAGGACGTTTCACTTGTCCGAGTCCGCCGAATGCTCCCGACACGACTGACAGAGGTTGAGGAAATCCAGTCGATGGTTTCGTTCAGGAACCAGCTTTACTTAGCTGGCTACTGGCGGACCACCGCCTGGTTGGACTCCGAGATAAGGAAGATCATTAAGTTCTTCCCTACGGTCTTGGAGTCCTCTCCTGTGTTGGGTCGTCTTTCCTTTCTCGGTTTCCAAACCGATAGGATGGATGATAACCTCCACAGCCCCATGGTTAAGGGCTGGGTGGTGAA